ACGACTTACATGGTCAACTAAACCTAGCACACACTTACTTAGCTAAAGGTGAATGGGATAAAGGTTGGGCAGAATGGCATAAGTCACTAGGTGGTAAGTTCCGTAAAGAATGGGTATATGGTGACGAGTCAAGATGGGATGGCACTAAAGACAAAACACTTATTATCTATGGCGAACAAGGTCTAGGTGATGAGATATTCTATGGTAGCTGTATTCCTGACGCTATTAGTTCTAGTAAGCAAGTCTACATAGACTGTGACCCAAGACTAGAAGGATTATTTAAACGTAGTTTTCCAAAAGCAGAAGTGCATGGCACTCGTAAAGAAGATAGCCCTGAATGGTTAGCAGATAAGAAGTTTGACTATAGATGTGCCATAGGTGGTTTACCACAGTTCTTTAGACATACGAATAAAGACTTTCCTGGCACACCTTATCTAAAAGCTGACCCTGAAAGACGCACTATGTGGCGTGGGTTATTTGACTCATGGGGTAAGAAAGTTATAGGTCTTACGACTAAAGGTGGTATTAAACATACTAACGCTAAAGGTCGTGAGCTAACACAGACAGATATAGAACCATTATTAAAGCTCAAAGACTATGTGATAGTCAGTTTAGATTATAGCGTAGAACGCAAATTAGACGGTGTTAAATACTTTGACTTTGCGACAAGTGCAAAAGACTATGATGATACAGCAGCGTTAATAGCTGAATGTGATTTAGTATTAGGTGTAAATACGACTGCTCAACATTGTGCAGCAGCTATGGGAGTAAAGACATGGTGTTTAGTTCCTACATGGCATCAATGGCGTTATGCTCAACCTAGTATGCCTTGGTATCGTCACATGAGAATTATCTACCAAGACAATGATACTTGGAAAGAAGTTATTAATAAAGTGGCTAAACAATTAAATGGGACTTGGTGATTGGTTAATGGCATCTGGTGATGCTAAAGAAGCTAACGAAAGAACCGGTAAAAAGGTTAAGTTAGGTGATGGCGTTAGAATGTCATGGGATGGTCAAGTATTTGCTAACAATCCTAGAATGGCTAGTAACTCTGATACAGACGTAGTATGGGTTAAAAACTATCAAGGTCATAGACCATATCTCAAAGGTACTAAGAATGGTCGGTTATTATTTAATGATGACTATAAGCCTAGAGTAGGTGAGATATACTTTAACCAAGAAGAAAAGAAAAACATAGCTAAGATAGATAAGGACTACATTGTAGTAGAGCCTAATGTTAAAAGAGTCTATGCACACACAGTTAATAAAGCATGGGATAAATGGGAAGAGTTATTTAAACATGACTTACCATGGTTACAGTTAGGTGATGTGACTGTAAAACGATATACAAAGTGGAAAGAAACAGCAACCTTTAGAGACGCATTACAAGTATTAAGCAAAGCAAAGTTATTCGTAGGCACAGATGGTGGTTTACATCATGCAGCAGCAGCTTTAGGCATACCTTCCGTAGTGATATGGACAGGTTTTACTTCACCGAGGCACTTAGGATATGATACCCATAGAAATATACATGACGGCTCAGACCCATGTGGGACTTATACTAGCGTATGTGAACATTGCCTTCTAAAAGCGAAAAACATATCTGTAGAACAGGTTTTAGATGCAGTTAATACTGAGTGGCATAGAACGCAGAGATAACGTCTTAAAACGCTTGCAAACGCATTGTAAGGGTACTTTAACAAAGGAATGGGATAACAAGTCTATTCCAGTCATAGTAGGTAATTTACATGGTGCAGATAAAATACAAATAGCCTGTAGAGAACAAAACATACCCTATATTCTGATAGACCATGGCTACTTTCACAGGTCATCTGAATTAGAATGGGCTAGATTCTGTGTAAATAACTACCATTGCACAGATTGGCGTGTGTCAGATAGAGAAACACCTAAAGTTCACGAGTATCGTAGTGGTGAAAACGTAGTTGTGTTACCACCGGCAGAGAAAATATCATACATTTACAATGCTTCTTTTTGGTTAGATACAACAATAGAAGAGATTAGAAAACATACAGAAAGAAAAATTGTCATTAAGCGTAAAGGCGAAGGTGACTTTAAACAAACATTAGAAAAAGCTCATGTCATTGTGAGTTTTGGTAGTGTCGCAGATGTAGAAGCACTTATTCGTGGTGTACCTGTCATAGGTTCACCTTATAGCCCTGCAAACCCTGTATCCAATAACATTAAAGACATAGAAAACTTAACATATTTTGACAGAACAGCATGGTTAAGCTCATTAGCTGCTAGTGAATGGCATAAAGATGAGATGGACAAGTGCTGGGATAGATTAAAAGGACAATTAGATGGCATTTACAACTTATAGTAGCTTTGTAACTACAGTAGAAAGTTACTTAGCACGAACAGACTTGACAACTGTCATACCTGACTTTATTCAGATGGCACAGTTAAGAATGACTCGTGACTTACGAACAGAAGCTATGTTAAAAGTAGCAACAACTACTCCTACAGATAACAAAGTAGCGTTTCCTAGTGACTTCTTAGAGTTAAGAGAGATGCACTTTCAGGGTAACCCACCTATTCTGTTAGAGTTCCAAACACCTGACTTGTTCTTCCGTAATGGTCAAACAACATTATCAGGTCGTTCACACTACTTTACAATGTTAGGCACAGAGTTTCAGTTTGCACCTAGCCAAGATACAGATTACACTATTCAAATTTTATACTATGCTCAACCAACATTTATTTCTAGCACAACTTCTAGTAACTTGTTCTTAGCATACTACCCAGACGCTTTACTTTACGCAACATTAGCAGAAGCAGAACCGTATTTAATGAACGACCCTAGAGTAACAACATGGTCAGCATTATACGATAGAGCAATTGCTAATATTAAAACAAGCGACTTAGGTCAAACATACGCATACACCACATTAAACGTAACACCAAGATAAAGGAAAAATCATGGCAGAAATGAGTAACTTTTTAGAGAATGCGCTTTTAAATGCTACTCTAAACGCAACAACATACACAGCACCGGCAACAGTATACGTATCACTATGGACTTCAGACCCTACAGACGCAGGTAGTGGTACAGAAGTTAGCACATCTGGTACTGGTTACGCTAGAACAGCCGTATCATTTGCAACAGCATCAGGTACATCTGGTAACGTATTAAATGATGCAGATGTCACCTTCCCTACTGCGACTGCTAGCTGGGGAGTGGTTGGATGGATAGGCATTAATGATGCTGCTACATCAGGTAATTTACTTTATCACACCGCTTTGGATACATCTAAAACAATTGACTCTGGTGATATCTTTAAGATTTCAACAGGCAACCTTTCAGTTACATTAGCTTAAGGATAAACCATGGCGTTAGTCGTCAAGGATAGAGTCCAAGAGACTTCTACTACTACAGGCACAGGTACGTTTACGCTTGCTGGTGCAGTATCTGGCTTTCAAGCATTCTCTGCTATCGGTGATGGTAATACTACTTATTACGCTATTGTAGGTGGTTCAGAATGGGAAGTAGGTCTAGGTACTTACACATCTTCAGGCACTACTTTAGCTCGTAATACTATATTAGAGTCTAGCAATGGTGGCACAGCAGTAAACTTTAGTGCAGGCACAAAGAATGTATTTGTAACTTATCCTGCTGAAGAAGCTGTTTACCAAGATGCTAATGGTGATGCTTATGCACCACAGTTTGCTGCTTCTAACGGACTTAATGTTAATAACGGAACTATAGGTACATCTTACACATTTCCTACAGGATATAACTCTGTAGAAGCTGGGGATATTACAATTTCAGGTGGCGTTACAGTTACAGTTCCTTCTACTTCTCGTTGGGTGATAGTATGAGTACAATTATAAATGCAACTACAACCAATGGCGTTGTTATACAGCCTGATAATAGTGGCTCATTAGTATTACAAACTAATAGTGGAACTACAGCCCTTACTATAGATACATCACAAAATGTAGCTTTTGCTAAAGGGTTTACTGTAGGTGCTACAGCAGCTCCAGCGTTTAGTGCTTACCAAAGCGTAGCCCAAAGTATTACAGCTCACACGTTTACAAAAGTTACTTTTACTACAGAAGAATTTGATACAAACAACAATTTTGCATCTAGTCGTTTTACGCCAACTGTTGCTGGTTACTACCAAGTTTCTTTTAGCGTGACTACTCCGCCAACAGGATTTTTTACAATGCTCTACAAAAATGGCGTGGAGTATAAAGTTGGAACAAATTTAAATGGTACTTCACCAAACTCATATTCTGGGTTTGGTTGCGTTTTAGCTTATATGAATGGTTCTACTGACTATTTGGAAATTTACTTTTATCAGTTTGCTACTCAAAACAGTATTGCTGTTGCATCCCAAACATATTTTCAAGCTGCAATGATAAGGAGTGCATAATGACTTTATATGAAAAAATTATAGCTTTATATCCTGAATTAACAGTTGATGACTTTATGGTATGCGGAAAAGAAACAAGTGATACAGCAATTAATCTTCTATTATACAGAAACGCTACTGTGATTGCTTATCCAGGACAAGTTGTTGGATACACAGGAACAACTGCATTAAGTTTTGTTGGGACAATTGGTGGAACGTTTTTAGATGCTCCAGCAACTACATCTGCTACAACATATAAAACAACCTTTAGTTCTTGGCAAAACAATTCCATAGTTTATGTGCAATTTCAAGCCTCATGGTCAACAATTACTCTTATGGAGATTGCAGGATAATGAATAAACATGAAGACATAAATAAACATCAAGCCATATACAAACTTTATCCTAACGTTCT